AAATCAAGGCGCACCTGATGACCCAGGAGGCTTTGGTACTATGGGTTTAGGAGGCTATAGTGCTTCACAGTCCGCCGCCGTCACCCAAGGTTTAGATGCGGCTCTTGCTCAAGCCGATGCTGAAGCTGATACTAATCTTGATCCAACTCTTGATATTAAAGAACCCGCACCATATTCATATGTACCAGAACCAAATGTTATTCAATCACTTTTAAATATAACCCCTAAAGAAGAAACAGTAGATTTAACAAAGGGTACTGTTACAACAGCAACATCATTTGGTATTCCAGGTACTCTTGGTCTTATTGGCAGAGCAGTAGGAATTAATCCTCAAATTGGACCTATTGATATAGAACAAAGTTTATATGGTCCAACGGAAGAAGACGATCAAGGGTTTGACCAAGCTGATACTGCTGGAGACGAAGTTATTAGAGAAAAAATTGCAGCAGTTAAAAATGTACCTGTTGAAGAAGTAACAGTAGAAGAAGTTAAACGAGCTAAAAGACTAACGGCTGCACAGCGAGTAGCTGGTACACGACTTGAAGATATACTAGATGATATTTATGGTAGCGGCAAAGGTGCAGGGCTACTAGGCATTGCAACAAATAATACAGGAACAGCATAATGGCAACTGAACGTAATCCTTTTGATATGATTCCTGAAGAGGCAACTAATGTTGTTCCTTTGGTAGAGCAAGGCGAGGCTGGAGCCAGTATCGAGATTGATCCTGAAGGTGACGGAGTTATTGTAGATTTTTCTGAAGCAGTAGAAATGGAAGCAACGGAAGAAGTTGCTGAGTGGTATGGCGATCTAACGGAAACGATTGAAGAAGAAGAACTACTTCAGATTGGTAATCAAGTTATAGATAATTTTCAAGCAGACAAGGAGTCCCGTGCAGAATGGGAGTCTATGTTTGAACGTGGGTTTGATTTGCTAGGCTTAAAGCTAGAGCAAGGTTCAGAACCTTTTGAGGGCGCATGTACAGCAGTTCACCCACTACTAATTGAGTCGGCTGTTAAGTTTCAGTCGAAGGCTTCACAAGAACTCTTTCCTGCAAGTGGCCCAGTAAAAGCAAATATTCTAGGCACCGCTACTCCTGAAAAGGAAATGCAAGCTAACCGTGTTCAAAACTTTATGAACTATCAGGTTACTGAACAGATGCCTGAATACTTTGAAGAGTTTGAAAGGATGCTTTTCCATCTACCGTTAATTGGTTCTGCATTTAAAAAGATTTATTATAGTTCTACACTCAAGCGGCCTGTCTCGGAGTTTATTCCGATTGACCAGTTCTATGTGTCTTACTATGCAACTGATCTTCGTAATGCTGATAGATACACACATGTAATCTATCGTAGCCCCGTAGATATTCAAAAAGATATCAATGCAGGAGTTTACCAAGATATTGATCTTCCTACTCCTTCTCAGTCTGGCATTACTTCGTTTGCCGAGAAGATTGATACTATTCTTGGTTTTAATCCTGATTATGATAATGATCCTCAGTATGTTCTACTAGAGCAGCATTGCTTCCTAGACATTGAGGACGAAGGCGAAGCCCTTCCCTATATTGTAACTGTTGAGCAGGATTCTCGACAGGTACTTAGTATTCGTAGAAACTATGAACAAAACGATCCTAACCGCCAGAAGCGGAGTCACTTTGTTCATTACAGGTTCGTTCCAGGATTTGGTTTCTACGGTCTTGGTTTAATCCACTTTCTTGGTAATCTGACAATGAGCGCAACGGCTGCAATGCGGTCCCTTATAGATGCGGGTCAGTTTGCTAATCTTCCAGGTGGGTTCAAAGCCAAGGGTGTCAGGATGGTCGGAGATAATGATCCGATTAGTCCTGGAGAGTTCAAAGAGGTTGAAGCAACAGGTATAGATTTATCAAAGGCTATAGTTCCCCTCCCCTACAAAGAGCCTTCCTCAACTCTATATCAGATGTTACAGTTTGTAGCTTTGACAGGACAAAAGTTTGCAGATAGCACAGAGCAAGTAATTTCTGATGCTGCCTCTTATGGACCCGTTGGCACTACTATGGCGTTACTTGAAGCAAGCAGCAAGTTTTTCTCTGCTATTCATAAGCGCGTACATAAATCACAGAAGGATGAGTTACGGATACTGGCAAGTATTAACTATGATTACTTGCCAAACGAATATCCATATGACGTACCGTTTGAGTCACGCAGTATTTTCCGTGCAGACTTTGATGGTCGCGTAGATATTATTCCAGTATCTGATCCTAACATTCCATCCAATGCCCATCGTATGATGCTGGCAAACATGGCGCTGCAAATGGCGCAGCAGTCACCACCTGGAATGTTTAACCTAGAAGCACTTAACAGAACTATTCTACATGCGGCTAACATGCCTAACCTAGAACAGATACTGCCGCCAAAGATTGAGCCTCAAGCTATGGACCCTGTGTCTGATATTATGGCTGCAACTAAAGGTATCCCTATTGCATCGTTTGCAGGACAGAACCATGATGCACATATTCAAACCAAGATGGCATATTTACAAGACCCTATGAACGGTGCTAATCCTATTATGGGTAGGTTGCGTCCGATACTAGAAGCTAACATTCAAGAACATTCTGTAATGAAGTATCAGGAACAGGTTGCTGGTATGACGCAACAGCTAATGCAACAGGCAGGACCAGAGGCAGCACAGAACCCACAGGTAATTGAAATGATTACCGCGCAAGCCGCACAGCAAGTTCTTAATGCTAATCAGGCTATGGGTATGGCACAGTCTCCAGAGCAACAGTTGGTTGCACTTGAGCAAGCCAAGGTTGAACTTGAGAAACAAAAGATTGATAAAGATACAGCTATTTCAGCGGCTGATATGGAACTTAAAAATAAGAAACTTGAGCTTGAAGAAAACGATCAGATCATTAGCATGTTAAAAACAAATGCTACTGATAACTTCAAGAGAGAAAAAGCTGAACTAGATCGTAACAGTAAACAAGATATCAAAGCTCTTGAAGCCCTCACGCAGTTAGCTATTGAGGGTGAAAAGCAGCAAGGTAAAGAAAAAGAAAATACAGTAAAGGAAATCTTTAATTTTCTTAAACAATTTCAAGGAGACAAACAATGATGACAAAAGGAAAAGGATATCTTGACCACGTAAAGTGTGATGTTAAGAGCGCGACGGGCGGCTATCCTACACATGTACCAAATTCCAATCCCGATACGTTTGGTGATATGGTAAAAGAGGAATCGTTTGGTGGTCGCACCAATCGTAGTGTTCTTGGTGAGTTCGATGATTTTTCATACAAAGTTCCAGGACCAGCTAAACTAAAGTAATGAATATCTGGGACGAGTTTATTCAAACACTCAACGAAGAAATTAATAAGTTAAGAGTAGCACTTGGTCATGGCAGTGCAGGTAGTTATGCAGAATATACACAGATGGTGGGCAACCTATCTGGACTTGAATGGGCAAGAGACAATTTAACCGATATCGTAAAGAAACGTATATACGACGAAGAAGAGGAGTAAAATGCAACAGGTAAATTTAGGTAATGCCATTAAAAATGATATGTGGATTACAGACCCCATTGAACAACCTGATCCAGATGTGCTACCAGCACTTCCAGGTTTTCATGTTTTAATCCGCCCTGTGTCAGTTAAGTCATTGACGAAAGGCGGTATTATTATTCCAGACTCTACCAAGGATGATATGTCTTATCTAACAACAATTGGTAAAGTTTTAAGCCTTGGTGATATTGCCTATGCGGATAAAGAAAAGTTTCCAACGGGTGCATGGTGTAATGTAGGAGACTACGTTTGCTATGGTAAGCATACAGGAACTAAGTTATTTTACAAAGGTGTAAGACTTATTCTTTTGTTTGATGACCAAATTATGCTTCGTGTAGATGACCCAACTGATCTTGATCCTACATTTAATCTAGGGACAGCATCAGCTTAATTTGTAGATATAACAATACTATGGTATAATATATTTATTTAATCGTTAAATCGTTTGTTTCGTAAACAACGGGAAAGAGAATGTAATGGAAGATAAAGAAGTGTGGAACGATGTAGAAGTTCCGAATGTCGAGACAGAAAGTAAGGTTGAATATGAAATCGAAACTGAAGAAACTATGGAACAAGCTGCTGATTCTGCTCCGTCTCAAGAAGAAGGAAGAGAAGAAGCCAGCCAAAAAGCAAAAGAAGGCGAAGCGCCAAAAGAACTAGAAGGCGTAGAAACCTCTGGCGCTCAAAAACGTATTCGCCAGTTGATTCGTCAGCGTAAAGAACGTGACGAACAAATTCAGTCTCTCATCCAAAAAAATGAGGAACTAGAAACTAACCTCAGAACAAAAAGTTCAGAAGTACAAGAGATTAATAAACTAAGTCTTGATGCTTCTGAAAAGCAGTTGAAAGATAAACTAGAACTAGCACAAGCTGCATACATGGAAGCATTTGAAAACGGTGAAAAGGAAAAGCTCCTTCAAGCTCAGATTATGCTTAACGATGCACAGGGTGATCTAAAAAATGTTTCTAGTGCTAAAAGTAATTATGAGGCGGCTCCTGTAGAGCAGCCCGTACAGCAACAGCAAGTTGCACCAAGACCAACCGCTACTGACCCTAAAGCAGAACAGTGGGCGTCAGAAAACGAATGGTTTGGAAATAACAATGTTATGACCGCTGCCGCACTTGCTATTGATGCTGAACTAAAAAATGAAGGTTACGATCCTAATGACAATGAGTTTTATCAGGAAATCAGTAACCGCATGAAACAGTCCTTCCCTCAACAGTTTGGGGAAGATGTGCAACGTAAGCAGGAAACTTCGTCAAAACCTGCTCAAGTAGTTTCGGGGGGATCGCGTTCACCCTCATCCAGTTCTAAAAAGGTTAAGCTATCTCAAGAAGATATTCGCCTAGCCCAGAAATGGAATATTCCACTTGAAAAGTATGCCGCCGAAAAGCTCAAAGTAAATGGGGCTGACGGTGATTATACTACCATTAAATAGTAGCGCGGAGATATATTATGAACACACGAAATGAAACACGTAGTAGTCAACTTAGAGAGAACAACACTCAGGAAGAAGAATACACCTTTGAAGAGCCTAATGCTTTAGATATTCCAGATCATGTGCAAGCACGATTTGATTCTGAAGGAATGGCTTTACGTTGGATACGCATCTCCATCAAAGGCACAGATGACATCTCAAATGTAGGTAAGAAACTACAAGAGGGATGGGTTTTCGTAACTCCTGACGAAGTTCCTGAAATGTCGATTACATCCTTCGTAAGGGAAGATGGTCGTTACCAAGGCACAGTCTGTCGTGGGGATTTAGCGTTGGCAAAGATGCCAGCAGGAAAGGTAGCGGCTAAACGGAAATTCTATCGGAATAAAGCTAATGATATGATGGATGCAGTAAATGCACAGCTAATGAATAGCTCAGATTCTCGTATGCCAATTTCCAACAATAGTAAAACTACAGTAACAAAAGGACGTAGACCTAATTTTCAGGGCTAACGTCTTTATAACCAAGGAGATGAAACATGTCTACTACTCAAGCATTTCGTGGTTTTATCCCTGCTCGTAAGAAGGGCGGTTCTTACAATAATGAGGCCGTCACTGATATGATTACGCTTACCTCTACAGGTCAGGCGCAATCACCTAGTAACAACATTTTCACAGGCGATCCCGTCGTACTTCCAGGTGCGAACTTTGCGACGATCTCGCCCTTTATTGCTGCTACCCTAAAGCCTTCGGGCGTTTTCATGGGTTGCCAGTATGTTGAAAATGGCGAACAGAAGTTTGCTCGTTACTGGAATGGCGGGATATCTGCTACGGATATTAAATTCTTTGTCATTACTGATCCAGATCAGACCTATTACATTCAGTGTTCTTTGACGCTTTCTGCTGCTGAAGCGGCTATTGTCAAGAACTACAATGTGACGGTCAGTTCTACTGCTAGTTCAGGCAACACGGTAACTGGTCAGTCCAGCTACTACTTGCTTGCTTCTACTGGTGCTGAAACCGAGCTTGCTGCTCGTGTTGTCGGTCGCGCTCAGTTTCCTGACGAAGGTAACAACGATGCCTATCCAATTGTCGAAGTTTGGCTTAACACCCATCGGGATCGTTATGTCACTGCTACGGCTTCAACGGCTTAATTAGGGAGGACTAAATTATGGCTATTAATAGAGCTAGTATTGCAAAAGAACTCCTTCCAGGTTTGAACGCCGTTTTTGGAATGGAGTATGGAGAGGTTAATAACGAACACGAACCTCTTTATGAAATTGAAAACTCTGACCGTGCGTTTGAGGAAGAAGTACTATTCACTGGGTTTGGCTCTGCGCCGACCAAGGGTGAGGGTGCTGCTGTTTCCTATGACGATGCACAGGAAAGTTACACTGCCCGTTATACGGCTGAAACTGTTGCTCTTGCTTTCGCAGTTACGGAAGAAGCAATGGAAGACAACCTGTATGACACGTTTGCCAAGCTTCGTGCGCGCGGTCTCGCTCGTGCGATGGCAAATACCAAGCAGGTCAAGGCGGCTGCGCTTTACAACAATGGTTTCACTGATACCATTGGTGACGGTGCTGCGTTCTTCTCTGCTGCTCATCCTACCATTTCTGATGGTAATCAGTCCAATCTTCTGGGCGCTGCCGATCTTTCGGAAGCTACCCTTGAGACTGCTCTGACCGCTATTCAGAAGATCAAGGATGATCGCGGTATTCTGATTGGTGCGAGTGCGATCTCGCTGCATGTTCCCGTTGATTCGTGGGCCATTGCAGATCGTGTTCTCAGCTCTCCTGGAAATACGCAGACGAGTGCGGCAGATGCCAACCCGAATACGAACGCGATTAACGCGACCCGTCATTTGGGTATGGTTCCTGAAGGCTACTACATCAATCGTCGGTTTACCGACACTGATGCGTGGTTTGTCAAGACGGATGCACCGAACGGCACGAAGATGTTTGTTCGTTCTCCGCTTCAGACGAAGATGGAACCTGACTTCGACACTGGCAACATTCGATTCAAAGCCCGTGAGCGTTATAGCTTCGGTGTTTCGGATTGGCGTGGCTGGTTCGGTAGTGCTGGTTAATTAAGCTAGAAGGGGAGAGTAGCTTAATGCTGCTCTCTCTTTCTACTTTTTTCTAATAAAGGAAATAAATATGGCTACAAATATTAAAGTTGCCCAGAACGTAAGCAGTGATGGTGCCATTATTACAGGGTTTAGGTACGTAGATAGCAACCTTACTGTTGGAGCAAACGGTGGTGGTCCTATTCCTCAGACAACCCGTATTATGGCTATCCATACATATGCTACTCTTGCTGGTGAAATTGTTATTACTGGTTCTAATCAAATTACTAACAAGACTGCAAAGGGTACAGCCATCCGCTACAGAGTGGGTGCAACGGATTCAAATGACCAGTACATTGGAGATATGGGTGTAGGTGTTTATGGCGTACTTAGTGTTGCCAACTCAGGCACTGGCACTATGACTCCTACGATTACTCTATATGTAGGCTAACATGCCTTCTTACGCTTATTTAAAAACCGACATTATCAATACAACTGAAAATGATTCGACAGAGTTTGCGGATCA